TACTTCTTAGTAGTAAGATCTCCATCCTGTGTTATCATTTCGTTTTCCATTGCAGGTGCGCTTACCACACCCGACTCGGATATCTCAAAAGCATTTCGCTTGTTTAGTTCATCGTCGCCAATGCCTACTTCAACAATTGATGTTGTTTTTGCTATATTGTATTTACCAGTAACAAAAGAGTGTGCTACTGCGGTTTTTTCTGTTGGACCTACTGAAAAACTATTTTCAGCATATTCAACAGTGACATCAATATTTACATCATCGCCTTGCGTTACTGTAACTGTGCCAGTTGCGCCGCCAGATAGATCGTAAGTTACTGACTTAGTTGTAAAAGTATGAACGCTAGCTGATAGTTCATCAACCGCGTCTTGGATGTTGTCAGAAGTTAAAACACTGTTTGAGTTATCGTATACAATTTTACTTGCGTCTACTTTAAACTCAACCCAGCTGTCGTTAGTTAATCCATTTTCTAACTTGAATATTTTATCTTCTGATTGTACATATACAAGCATACCGTCTGAACGGCGTGCTACTGTAATAGAATCTCTGGCTGTAAGATCAATAACTTCGCGGTAACCACCCTTGCCGTATACACTGTCGTGTGTTGCATATACGTCAGTTGTGTCTGTTGGTGCTAGTGTACCTGTTACGTTTACTGCGCCGGTTATCAATGCCATCTACTGATACCTCAACTTACTGCTACTGTTAATGAACCAACAATCGGGTTAGTTGTTCTGTGAACATAATAATCTGTACTAACACCAAAACTATTAGTTATAGTGATAGTAGTGGCTGGATTCATAGCTACTGCAAATCCACTTATTGTGTCCTGAAAATTATTTTTTAACCCAAAGGCAGTTGGGTATGCAAAGTATTTGTAATTATTTGCTGCTACTGGCTTATTACCTGTAAAGTTTGAATCAAGTGAACTTGAAACAAGTGCTTTAACTTGTGCTTCGTTCAATGATTCTTGATCACTTGTGCCATAGTATGTTCTCCAGCGCCAATTTACACTGTAATTTTTACTGATAGTTTGGCCTTTTGTATTCTGTGCTGAAAGTTTCCATGTGTTTGTCTGGGCAGATGTTTTAATAATTGCGGCACCAATGTCAATGCTCTCGGTACCATCGTTAGCATAGCTGCTGCCGTAAACAATACTATTGGTAGTGTCCTCAATTGTAACACTGTCAGTTGCTACATTTGTATTATTTGAAATGGTCCACGCAAATGTTTTACTACCGCCAGCAACACTGTCGCCCACTTCAAGTGTTGTAGCTTGTCCTGAAATTGAGAATGATGATACTGCTGGGTATTGATATGGATAAAGTAGGTTATTAAAAAGTTGCTGTAGTGTAGCGTTGGTAAACGTATCACCAACTTCATAACCACCTACTTCTTCTGGCATTGGAATTTCGTTTGTATATGTAAATGTACCACCATCAGTATACGCTGCTAGAAAACTTTTTGTAACTGCATCCTGTTCATCAACTGGATCTTGTAAATCAGTGATACGGTTGTTGGTTACAGAAACATTATTTGCTGCTTCAATAGTTAGCTTGTCTTCAGTTTTAATTGTATTTCTACTGTGGTTTATGTTTATTGCCAACTATCACTCCTCCTAGCACATGTAAGTATTTATTGTATTCATTTTAATAAAGATTTGCACGGTTTGATATAATTACCCATCCCGTATAAGTATACATTAACGTCACTGTCTGACCAATAGCGTTAAAGACAAAATAATTAAATCCTAGCGGAGTATCTGGTGTAACTTGAACAGGTGATGCTGAAATATCAGCAATTGCAACTATTACTTTTATTTGCCCATTGTATTCACCATTGCCAAGAGTGACAGTTGATGATGTTGTTAGATCAATATACGAGACACCTTGAATTGTTGAGACGCTGGTATTAATTGTTTCTTCATCTGAATCTAATACAATATTTCTAAAAAAACCATAATTCCACTCAGCAGTTGTTGATCCAACATTATATGTATTGGTAGTTGCAGGTAAAATATCACTGTTAATGTTTGCGTTTAGCGTTAAGCTGCCGCCGCCGTTACCAAGTGTAATAACGTCACCGTTAGCAACAAGCGTACCGCCTACGTATAAGTTTCCACCAAAATATCCACCGCCCACTACATTTAGTGCGCCGTCTCCATATATTGGGGTAACTAGGTTTATGTCTGAATTATCATCTATAGATAACTTGCCAGATAATGCTAAACCATTGGCAACTGATAAGCTGCCTAAAATATTTAATTCCCCATTGTCTGGATTAATAACTGATGACATGTTTTTCTCCGAAGTTTTTACATCTGTATTTATGCTATTTTAAAAATTAAATATGTATATAAAAAAACCCGCCACAGTGGCGGGTTACTTTATGCGGGCTGAGATTACACCGTATTATGAGAGCCTTTGGTCATTACCGTTAGCCTTGCGAGCCACGTTCTACCTTTATCCACTAATATGCCTTTCAGCTATACTAGTATCTCTCAGTGCTGCCTTTTTTAGAGTCTGGCGTTTGACTCGTCGTATAATGCTATTCGTCCCTCAATCTTCCGTTTGCCTTGCGAGCAGTTCACAGTCGCTAAACCGTTACGTCTTCTTTCCGAACAACTACCTCCACCTTGCGAGTTTCAGTAGACCCAATTCACTTGCGTGTCAGGTGTTAAGCACCTTTCACATTATACCGGGACAGTCTTTCGCTTTTATATCAAAACAGGGATTGAACCTGTGCCGATTCCTTAGAAGGGAATTGCTCTACCGCTGAGCTATTTGCGAACCTACTAAGATGTGCTGTCCCAGTTGCACCATACCTTGTTAGATACAGTATACAACACATCTTCTGTCTTTCGTCTTGCGGACTACTCAACCTTACTTCACGACTCCAGGTCCTACCCTTTCACCGTTTGTAATGCTACATTGCCCTTGTTTGCGGACTCGGACTCTGTAACTACCAGTTGGTTTTTACTGTTCACCGTTTTGGCTATACGCTGTAGAACCGCCAAGTTCCTTATCGCTCACCGACTGGCTCTGCGACTATCCTTTCGGACAGCATATACGGTTTACCAGTTACCGCCCACCCACAGACGGAAGTTGCTTTCGGTTTTAAGGCCGAGTCAACTTTAACCCTGGCTTGTATAGATGAACCATTGCTGGCGCAGGTTTATAGGAAGCCCTGCTTTGGGAGTGTTACCACTCTTATTCTAATGACGCTATACCGCCAATCCCTCTAGCACAATGTGCTTTTGATTACATTGTAAACAGAAACACATTCGCTTTCGTTATATTCTTAATATAGTATATGTGAGAGTGAAAGTCAATAGTTTTTTTCACTTTTTTTAAATTTTTTTCATAAAAAAAGCAGGGCCGAAGCCCTGCTTAAATTGGTTGCTACCGTTCCTATTATTGGAATGATAGTGCGCTGCCTAGAACACCGATCTTTGATAGGTAGTCTGCTGCGTTACCTAGTGATGATGCTTGGTTGTTTAGCTCAACATAGCCGTAACGTGTCATGAATGATACTGTTGGCTCGAATGTTGCTGGATCTAGAACTGTACCTGAGCTCATTAGAGGGATGTATGGGCAGTAGAATGCTGCTGCGTCCATTTCGCCATCGCCTTTGTAACCTACTAGGATGTCTGCATCGTCTGCTGCATACTGGTTTACAAACACTTTCATTGTGCCGTTTAGAGTACCAACGAACTTTGTATTTGTTGGTGCTTCGAATGGGCCTTCTGTTGTGCGAGCAAATGCTGATGTAGTTGCTGACTGTAGAACAGTTAGGATTGTTGGTGAAACTACTACGTAGTTACCTGCGCCACGACGTGTGCGTGATGCGATTAGGTTTGCTGAGCGGTTGATTAGAACTGCTAGAGCTGCGTGTTGGTCACCAACGAATGTTGCTTGACCTGATACGTTACCTTGGTCGTATGTATCTGTTGCTGTGCCTGCTAGAGCTAGTAGAGAAGCGATGATTTCCTGATCGATCTCTGCTGTGATCTCTTGTGCAAGTGCTTGCATGATTTCTGCTTCTACGTCTAGGCCGTGCATTGAGTTAGCATCTTGTGCTGCTTCGAATGTCCAACGTGCTGATAGCTTACGTGTTTTAGCTTCAACAGTTTGCTTTAGGACTTGGATTGACATACGGCGACCAGCTTCAGCTTCTAGAACTGATGTTGGTGCTGGTGCTGAACCACCAAAGCCTGAATAGCCTGCTGCGATTGCGAATGGTGATAGTGCTTCATCACCAGCGTTAACGCCTGCTGCTGTTTCTGAGTAACGTACACGTAGTGTGTGGATTTGGCCTACTGGGCCAGTCATTGGCTGAACACCAACAAGTTCGTTTGCAATAACAGTTGGCATAACACGACGGATTACTGGAAGGATAACTTTGTTTAGTGTTGCAATGTTTCCTGCCATTGTTGTGCCTGATAGTGCGGCTTCTGAAAGGTAGCTCTTTGTGTTCTCAAGAACTGTTTCCATTACTACCTTTTTGTTGCCTTTTAAACCATCAGTTAGGGCTTCTTTTGCTGCACCCCAGTTTTCAAATAGGTTTTGTGACATTTGGTATACTCCTTATTAATTGATACCAGCTAGTTTTTTAAGGTTAATAATTTCGGCTTCGCTTTCAGTATCCTGTGTGCGGGCCTTGTTACCTGTGATCTCAGTCTTCTGAGTCTCATTGATGATTTGCGCTTTTGGTGCTTTAACTGTTTCGTTAAGCACTGTTGGCAGATACTTGTTGTAAGCAGCCTGTAGTTTTACAGTAGCTACTGACTCAAGTAAGTTTGCCATCAAATCACGCTTATCTTTTGATAGAGGGCTTAGAAGTTCATCCATTTTTGCTTTACGTGCATTTGATTCTGCAATACGTGCTGCTTTTTTATGTTCTGCTTCAATTAGTGCCTCTTTTTCAGAAATTACACTTTGTGATTCAGCAAGTGCTGATTTCACTGATAGTAGTTCCTGTGATAGCTTAGAAATTTGTGTGCCTTCGGCTAGGTGTGAACTCATAAATTCAGCTGCAAATGTTTCGAATAGTTTGCGACCAAACATATTCTCTTTTGCAGTTTGAATGTCTTCTTTAAGTGTTGATAGCTCTGATGTTAGTGTTGATTCTACAATCTTAGCTAGTTTAGCACTTGCTTTTGAGACGAACTCACGTTTAGCTTCAGCAATCATTTCTTTACCTTCTTTCACCAGACGAACTTTTTCTGCAATAAGTTCTTTTTTGTCTTGGTGGAATTCGTTAAGTTCTGAAGTTAGTTGCTCCATTACGAAGTCTTCTAGCTTCTCGAAGTTTGATTCTTGAAGTTTACGATCTTCACGTAGTTCTGCGATTTCTCTTTTTAGAGTTTCCATTACGAACTGATCTAGAAGTGCAGCATGTTCTTTTAGCTTACGCTGATATTCAACTTTTGCTGAAACTGCTGCCTTTTTATCTTCAGCAAATTCTACTAGTTCTGCTTTAATTGTATCTGATAGCATTGCATCTAGTGCTTCCACCATTTGCTCTTTATCTGATTCATAACGATTTGCAAACTCTTCACGTAGTTCTGCTGTGATCTCTTCACGTGCTTCAGTTAGCTTGGAATTCCAAGCCTCTGAAAGTGTTGAACGTACTTCTTCACTTAAAACTTCTGAACTTAGGAGTTGTTCGATTGCATGAGCCATTATCTTCTCCTAATGTCTAGGTTGTTTATAAATTTAAGTACCTCTTCTTGCAGGTACTTTTGTGCGGCTTTATCGTGGTTAGTTGCTTTTGCAACGTCCATTAGAATATTTCCGCGCTTGCCATTCATGATAGCTTCGTATAGTGGGTCTGGATAAGCATCAGGTGCTGATGGGTTAGCCACGATATCAACAGTTTGAATATCAAACTCTGATACTAGACCGCTTTCATTGACGTTGCCGCTACCACGACTTGACACGCCAAGTTTTACTCCATTCTCCAATAATGTGCGACAAATGTTGCCCATTGGGGTTGGTAGTAACTTAAGGCGACCGTAACCATCTGCGCCGTTCATCCACATTTTTTCAATAACGTGACTTACACGGTCTAGGTTAACTTGTAGATCATCTGGATGATCTGCTTCGCCTAAAACTGAATAACCAGATTCGATTTTGCTTTGAACTGATTTAACTGCCTTTGCAATTTCTGATACTGGATAAACTCGTTGGTTTTGATTGCGTTTGTCACCCTGAACAAAGATACCCTCCATGAACAAGTTTTTACCGCCGCGGCCGTCTTCACGTGCCTCGGTTACGATACTTGCTTGATCAAATGTTAGGTGTTCTCTAAGTGGACGCATCTTTTATCTCTTTGCCTTTGGTGCTGCTGATAGACTTGCACCTTCGCCTGGGTGTTTGAAACCTGACATTGATGCTGCTTTTGGTGCTGAACGGCCTGCTTCTTTGCCGCCTGTGAAATCTACTGGGTCAGCTTTTGTATTGTTACCCTTGCCACTAAATGGATCCTCTAGGCCTTTGCTTACTGGTGATGCTTTACTGTCATCGCCAGCTGGCATGTCTACAGGGTGGATAGCTTTGTCTTTGCCAACTTTGTGTAGTTCAGCTGATTCTTCTAGTTCTTCAGCTTCTTCTTCTAGTTCTTCTTCGTCAGCTTCAAAAGTAAATTCTTCTTCAACTTCTTCTTCGTCGTCGCCCATGTCCATGTCATCCATGTCGTCCATGTCGTCGTCCATGTCGTCGCCCATTAGCTTTGCAAATTCTGCTTTTAGGTCAGCTAGCGCATCTTCAACACTCATCATAGCATCTTCAACACCGCCTTCGCCGCCTTCTGCGTCGAAACCGTCATCTGCTGCTAGTTCCATGTCTGCGTCTAGTTCGCCTTCATCTTCATCTTCAGCTTCACCGAATGCTTCTTCAGCTTCGATTTCTTCGTCTGCTGTTTCAATGTCGTTTAGGAAGTCATCTGATTCTTCATCGCCAAATGCTTCTTCTAATTCTTCTTCTGCGATGTCATCTTCAACGATTTCATCTTGCTCAACAAGATCACTCCAGATCTCGCGAGCTTTTTCAACAAAAGCCTCATGTAGTAGATCTTCAGCTGATGCTGAATCACCGTTCACTAGGCTTTCAATGATCTTTGTATAACGATCTTGAGCTCTCATTGTTAAATCTCCTTTTCTATATAGGTGTGGGTTATAACATTATTATTTAAGACGCTTTGGTTAAGACCATAGCGAAATGCGGTTAAAACCGCGATTTTGATTATAGTCTTAGATTTTATTCATAAAATAAGCGTTTTATTCAGTATCTCCAGGACTATACATATCCTTAAATTGCTCTACTTCTTTTTGATGTTCAGCACGTTTCATTTCACGACTATTACGCATTTTATTAATATGCTTTAGCGTTAAACGTGGGCGGCGAGTGTCATCAATTTTCCAAGTGCCATACTCGTCATCTTCTGCTTTACGTGTTCCGTTATCTACTTCTTTAAATCTCATTTTCTGCTCCCCCTGTGGTGCCGCCAAGT